GTCATACCAATGGGCTGTTTATCCATCACCTATTCATGGCGAAGGAATTTTTGCCACTGGTAATATACCACGAGGTGAGCTTATTGGTCTCGCTGCAAGAGAGGGTCTGAGAACACTTCTTGGGCGTTATACCAATCATTCACCAAACCCGAATGCCAAGTTTGTGACACAAGGTAAAAGTGTTTTTCTAGTATCGATTGAAGATATACAAGGTAATAAAGGTGGTCAGTACGGCCATGAGATCACTATTGATTACCGTTGTACCCCTAGACACGGGAGATAAACTATGAGTTCTGCTATCACAGCTGCTGTTATTGTAGGTGCCGGAGCTGTAGGTGCCGCATCCATTTCAGCTGATGCCCAAAAAGATGCTGCTGCTGAGGCTGGCAATGCCCAAATGTACGCGGCTCGAGTGATGGAGCAAGCTGGACAACAAGCTCGCCTTGATAATATCTTGTTGAACTCTATCGGTCTACAAGACTTTGCTCAAGGTGTTCAGCTGAATGTAAATTCCATTATTCAGGGTACAGCAAATGCCGAGCGCGTGCTTCATCAGACAACGGGTAATGCTGACTATCTTCTCTGGAATGGTTCGGAGAATGCGCAGCGGGCTATTCTTGGTTTGCCTCCTGCAGGTTCTCCTGGATCTCAAACTTTTGCAGGTATGACTGCCGCAGGTGGCGCTGGCGGCATGTATGGCCAAGGTGCTATGGCTCCTGGCTGGAATGAGCTACTCGCAACTTTCGGAGGTAATGTAGGTGGTAGCAGTACTCAACCAGGGCCTCCTCAAGTTCAACAAGCTGCAACTCAAGCAGGCATACCTCCTACGCCTCTTACTGGTAACAGAGAACAGTGGCTGCAAGAACTAGAAGCAAACGCAGCTGAAGCAACTGCGGATAATTATGTCGGTGAGGGTGTTCAAGAAGGCCCGCAGGTCGCTCCTGACCGAGAAGCTCCTTCAACTCCTCTTACTGGTAACAGAGAACAGTGGCTGCAAGATCTAGAAGCAAACGCAGCTAAAGCTACTGCTCTTGGACAAACTCCTCAGGCTCAACCTAATATCATTACAGACGCCGCAGGTAATCAATATGAGGTTGACGCCGCAGGTAATACACGGCCTGTAGGCTCGATGGGTAAAATTGCTGGCGAGCAGATAGGTGGTACAGGATCCGGTTATGAGGCCTTTGTTGCCAATACTCAACAAGAACTAGCCGCAGAGCAAGCTCAACAAGTTGAGCAACAGATGATTCAAGCTCAAATGGCTGGTTTGCAAAATTTGTCTCCTGGAGATTTAGCTAAATTACAGGCTCTGTCTCCGCAAGAGAGGGCAGATCTTGCAATTATGCAACGGAGAGCGGCTCAAGGTGATCCGACTGCACGTGAAGCTTTACTTAGGAATTATAGTGGGGGCTTTAACTCGGCTCAATTAACTGCACAGCAACAGCAACAGCGACAGGCTCAGTTGCAAACTCAAGGAGCATCAGGAGGCGCTTTAGCAAATGTTGCACAAGAAAATGTAGCTGGCCAACCAGGCGGTCTCACTCCGCCTCTAGGCGGTGGTTTAGCTGGTCATGTTGCTGCCGGTGGTACAGTTCCTCAAGATCAAGGTGGCCCGAGTCCTCAAGATCAAGGTGGCCCAAGTCCTCAAGGGTACACTCCATGGGGAGGCGTAAGTAATGCCGGTAACAGAGTTCAAACAACCTCGACTAGACAATCCTGGGGTACTCCACTAACTCAAGATGTTATATATGAAACTGATGCCGAGGGAAATTATGTCAGGGATACTCCGATACAAGGAGAAGCCGGTATCTATGGTACTCAGAATATCATCCAACGATATGTAGATCCTGATACAGGAGAAGTAATTGAAACTCCTGAATTTACAGTGTCTCCTGAAACTTCTCAGCTTGCTACGTCTCCGCTAGCCCGTGGAACCTTCCAAAGTGGAGACGTCCCCCTTGGTATAGCGCCAGCTCAAATCGACCAAGCTCAAGCTGGCCCCTCATATGCAGGTATGGGCGGGACTGGTATTATTCAAGCTCGTCAAGACATTGGTATGGGTGCAGGTCTTGCTGCTGCCGCAATCCAGGGAGGCGTTGGCCGGGCCCATGAACAACTTGGTTCAGCTAGAGGAGCTATTGACCAATATGCTAGAGAAGCTGCTGCAGCTCTTGGGTATAGACCAGGCGGAGGCGGAGGCGCTGGTTATTATCGTCGTGGTGGCGGCGGCAATTTTAGCGGTGGCGCTGCTGAACGCTTTGTTCTTCAGGGAGTGCCACCTGCGGCTGAAAGAGCCCTCTCCGAACTATCAGGTTATACAGAAAAAGCTGTAGGTCAGCTTGAAGTCTTTGCTTCTCATGGTGAAGCTGCCATGAGAGAAGCTTCTGCCTTGTCTGGAGCCCTGGGTGCTCAAGCTCAACAGGGGGCTGTCGATGCGTTCATCGAGTCCCCTGGACAAGCTTTTCTCCGGGAGCGAGCTGAACAAGCGTTATTACGTAATCAAGCGGCTATTGGCGGATTAGGCGGTGGTAATGTTCGACAGGAACTTCAGGAACAAGCCATCGGAGTTGCAGCGACACAACAACAACAGCAAATACAGAACCTTCTCGCCGTAGCTGCGCAAGGCCAGCAGGCCGCCGGTCAGCAGGGACAGTTTCAATCTGCTGCCGGCGGTCAAGCTGCAGGAGTTATGGGTGGCGTAGCACGGCAACAGGTGGCGTCTGCTGGAAGTATCGCTTCATCCCGGATCAATGCTCAGGCTCAGGCTCAGCTTGCAGCTATGCAACTAGAGGCCCAAAATGACCGAGCGATTGCCGATATCCTTGGTACAGCTGGTGTGAATATCGCAGGTTATTATGGACAAGGTGCTGGTTATGAATTTATGGGTGGTCAGAATCTTGCTGATATTGCATCAGGTGCCGGTGCAAATCTGTCAAATATAGCAATGGTCGGCGGTCAGTTACTTGCAGGTGACATTTCGAATACTGCAGCCCAACGCGCAGGACTTCAGACAGGCCTGGGCTCTGATCTTGCAACCATATATCTTAATCAGGGAACTCAGATTGGTGGACTCTATAATCAATTGGGTGCGGGTTCCGCGAATATTCGGTCGAACACAGGCTCTACTCTTGGTAATATAGCAGTTCAAGCTGGATCCGGGGTCGCTGATTATACGGCAGGCGCCGGTGAGTATCAAGCTGCTGGTACTATCGGCCAAGCAAATGCCTGGGGTCAAGGTATCGGTAGTTTAGCAGAAATTGCTGGCGGTGTTGTCGGTGGTATTGCTCAACCTACTTCAGTCACTCCTGAGCCGCCTCAGACAGTTGGTCTCGGTGGTCGATAAGAACGTTAAATCATAAGAGGTTATTATGCCAGTATCAAATGCGTTAATCGGTGCTATGGCTAATCCACAGGTTCCGGACGTGGCTGCACGGTTTAGCCAAGGCCAACAAAATGCCCAGTCCCTCCGTATGAATGAGCAGAATATGCGGATACAGCAGCAGATGGCTGAGCGTGAAGCCGCAATGCATCCTCTAGCCATGCGTGCTCAACAATTGGGTAATATGGCCACAGCTCAGACCATGCAGCTTAACGCTCAGAAAGAGCAGCGGGAGCAACAAGTTCATATGCTCCAGCAAAGCGCATATGACGTAGCTGCACTAGCATCCGTTTCTGACCCGACTCAGCAGACCGAGCTTCTCAATCATTTTGCCGAGAAGTATAAAGGAACACAGTTTGAGCCTGAACTCAAGAAGATGCAACTCCTTGGTCATGCTGAGCGGAATAAGGCTATTGGTGAAGGTGTAGCCAAGATGCAGATGATGGGCCTTCTTCCGATGCCGAAAGAAGTTGACCTTGAAGTTGCCAGATACGCCGAGATGATGGGCGTTGAACCAGGCACACCTGAATACCAAAAGATGGCTGCAGAGGCCTACGCAGCATGGCTTCAGAAACAACAGAAAGCTGGCGTTGAGGTTAATGTAGACACAGGAACCGAAGGAACAGCCGGTATCGAGCGCCTACAGAAGAATTTAGTTGATTCCTTGGTAGAGCAACAGGGACAAGCTCGTGATGCTGTACAGTCGCTCTCGTACGCCAGTGATCAGACCAAGCTTATCAATTCCGGTATCATCTCTGGATGGGGATCAGATTGGTTAGTTGAACTCGGCAAGTTTGTCAGTCGATTCGGCTTTGACGAGCATGACGATCTCATCGCCAATACTGAAGCTTATATGGCTCACTCAGCGCAAGAGACTGGTCGTCTTATTGAGATGTTCGGTGCTGGTACAGGTCTCTCGGATGCTGACAGGGAATTTGCCAGAATGGCAGCTGCTGGTGATATTAACATGACTGAAGACTCTCTTCGTCGAGTTTTACTGATTAACCAGAAAGCCGCCTACAATTCAATTCGGTATTATAATAACCGAGCCAAGTACTACGAAGGCAAACCAGGGGTATTCGAACCTCTTCAGATCGCTGTACCTGAGAATTTTGCACCTGAAGCCTGGATGGATAAGACAGGTAAATTTGACAATGTCATGGATTCAACTGCAAATCTCAAACCGATTAAATATGACTTTCCTGTCTGGGAAGGTGATGTAGATCCCAATGAACGAGTTTTTTATAATGAGGAAACTGGTCAGTGGCTGAAATCAGATGGCCGAGAAGGCTGGGCCTTGATACCAAGTTATAAGGTTCCTCGGGCTACAATGACACGCCATGGTGTGAATCCTGGATCGACTTTCAACGTCCAGAATGGTCCGCAGTTACTATCACCGCGGCAATAAGGAGTGACTAATGGCATTACAACCACCTCCGGGTTTTCAAGCAGCAGGGCAAGGACAGCAACAGCCACCTGCAGGTTTTCAGATGGCTCAGCCTCTGAATCCTCTCCAGCAGGCTATGGCACAACAGGAAGAAGAACCGCAAGCTCCTCGTCCTGGAGCTCTACCTGGTCCTGAACAAATTGCTCAAGCTCGTGCTCAGAGACAACAGCAGATGCAACAGATGCAACAGATGCAGATGAGGTCTCCGCATCAAGAACAGCAGGCTCCGCCACAGTCTCAAACTGCAAATCGTGGCCCCAATATTCCCATAAATGAGCATGGAGTTCCATACGGATTTAGGCCCTTCAATGCCACTGAAGATAAGCCTGAAATGCTTTGGAGTGATGTTCTGATGGAAGCTGTTCAGAATGCGCCAAAAAGTGCAGGCAGGTATGTAGGAGATACTGTCACCGGTATATATCAAGCTGTTCGGCATCCAGTAGAAACGGCAGAGGCTGTAGGAAGTCTTATTACTGGTGTGGTAGCACGTGCTATGGGTGATAAGCGGATGAGTCATTTAGCTGACCCTGTATTCGATTACGTCCAAGATCGTTACGGCGATATTGAGGCCTTCAAGAAAGCAGTAGCTGAGGATCCGGTCGGTGTAGTAGCTGAAGTAGGTTCAGTACTCATTCCGGTTACCGGTGCTGCTACCAAAGGGGTTTCTCTGTCTAAAATGACTAGCAAGATGGCAAAGAGTCAAAGTAAAGCAATGCAGCATACAGGGCATGCGCTAGCCCAGCTTGAAGATGCAGGCAAACGCTTTCTCCGGAAGTCTTCTTCTGGTGAACTTGTCTGGTCCATACCAAAGGGAGTAGTTGACCTGGGTAATGTTATCCCACGAACCGGTGCGTCTCGTTGGTTGATGTCTAAGTCTCTCAAGGCTCCGAAAGACATTGCTCAGACAGCTTTAGACAAAGATATCTATATGAATATCAAAGGCGCTGAAGCTATCCGGACCAAAATTAATGACCTCGGTAATAAAATTGATGCCGCTATTGATAATCTCGATGCTAACGGCATTGAGATTCCGGTAGGCCATTTGATGAAGGATTTTCGGGTTTTACTGAAAGAAGCTCGTCTTGAAAGCGGCGAGGCTTACCGTGGCGTAGTTCAGGAAATGAGAGACCTCCAGAAGCTGTCAAAGGAACATAAAGGTACTCTCAAGCCTTCAGAGGTTCAGATCAAAAAGCGGAAAACTTATGAACGTCTTAAGGGAGTATATGAAGGCTGGGAGAAAAAGACACCTCGCAAAGAAGCTAAGATGAATGTGGCAAATGCGGCGATGGAGATTCTGGAGAAACATGGTCCTGAACTCATTGGTCTCAATAAAGAGATGGGCGAGCTTTTGGAACTCGATAAAGTTGTTCAACGATATGTCAACAGTATGCCCAACAGCTCGTTTTTGGATATGGTCGCTCCCGCATACGCGATGGGTCGTGTTGCAGGTCCCAAAGGCCAGGCGATGATGGTAGGAATTAAAGCCATCAATTCACCCTGGTTCAGGTCGCGTGTAGCTCATACTATGGATAGAGTTCGCAAACAAGGTGTCCATATGAATGAATCCAAGCTTCAGCGATTTGTGGAACTTGGCGCCAATATGCGGATGGGCCTCACCATGGCTGAGCGTATGGACCGCGAATCACAGGGTGGTGTATACCCTCGAAACCAATAGGAGTTAGACATGCCGAGAATCATAGATGCGTTCGCGCAGTTCTTCGATGATGCAGGTGATCCTTTAGAGAACGGTTGGTTGAGGTTCACGGAAAGTGGTACCAACAATACCGACAAGGACACCTATGCAGATGTTGATCAAACGATCGCGAATGCGAATCCTCTGCAATTGGATGCCGCTGGTAGATGTCCGAATAACTTCGGTAGTGGGTCTTACCGGGTAGTCTCATATACTAATGATGACATACTTCAAGCACCTGCTGTCCAGATTCAGATGTTTGATCCTGTGGTCGCTGGTGGTGGTGGCAGTGAAGGCCTAGGTTCCGACTGGTCTTACCTTTCGGTTTATAATGAAGGTGATATTGTTAAAGGTTCAGATGGCAAGTTTTACGCTTCATTGACTGAATCTAACCAGAATAACAATCCGGTTACGGATACCGTTAACTGGGAGCAAGTTGAATGGGTGCACTACTGGAATGCCAATAAAATTTACCAGATAGGGGATATTGTTCGGCATACTAACGGGACTTTCTATATCTCGTTGCAGGCCTCTCAGTTTAATAATGACCCTGACGATTCGCCTACTTATTGGCGAGCTCTTATGGTTCGTACATGGGATGTAGCTGATACATATGGTGAAAATGAAGTTGTATATTATACTGATGGCTCAATGTGGCGGTCACTGATTGCCGCTAATACTGGAAATAATCCCACTACTGACGACGGTACTAAGTGGACGTCTATTAACGCCGCTAATGTGATTACACAAACAGGAGGTGGAGTTCTCATTCCGTATCGAATTAATGAACTCCAAGATAGCAATACTTATACCCTCCCATTAGCATCAGTTGTTCCAGCAGGTGGGTGGGTTATAGTAGAAGTTACTGACGAGTACTCTGCTGAAACTCCTACTGTCCAACGAGCAGGAACGGATACTATAACAGATAAAAATGGCACAGACACAGAAGTGCTATTTAACGTTCTTGATAGTACAATAGTACGATTTATATCAGACGGTATAAGTGATTGGAGGATTTAAGTCATGACTATTAACTTAGCTTTCAAAGGTCGTAAAACCCTCTTTCCAGTATTGCCTCATGTGGATTTGGGTTCAGCATCTCAGAGAGTTTTTGGTCTACTAAATCGGTGTCCTGGGTTTTCTGAGAACGGTGATTATGTAGTATTACCCAATACTTCTACTGGCTCTCTTGAATACTATGATTCAAGTCGTGTATTACAGTGGAGTAAAGCAGTTACAGATGTAAATGCGGCTTGTGACCATTGGGTAGGATTTTGCCATAGTTATAATAAAGCTACTGGTCTAATATACGCTGTAGCTATTGACTTAGCTACAAGCCCGAGCACTATATATACTGTTAGTGTAAATCAAGCAGGAACCCTGGTTAATATAGGCAATTCTCAGCCAGCTACAGATCTTGTTGTTGGATCGGACTCTTATTGGCTTAAGGGCTCCTCTGCAATAGCTGATACTTCTACATATATACAGCAACATGCAGACTTAGATATACGCATGTGGGCGTCTTCTGCTGCCAATAATGGCCTAAGACGAGCTATTATTGATATTACTACAGGGGCTGTAGGTAGTCCTGCAAATTTCTTTTCTAATTCCCCTGCTGGTTCGTTTAATGCCACCTATAAGACTGATATATCTGGAGTATACATAGGAAGATTTGAATATAGCACTACGAATGAAGATTCATTTCATAAAGTAGATGTTATATCTCCAGCAAAAACTGTGGCTCGATTAAATATTCCGGTATCTCTAACTAATTTACCAACGAACAATAGTACAGGGCTACATATTATAGACTGGGGAGATTACGTGGTTGCAGCATCTACGAGTGTATCTCTCTACTATGGTAGTTGCATATTTTTAAAAACCGATTTTGACGCTTGGATTGAAGAGTGTATGCGTATAACTGGAATATTGTAATATTAAATATTGGGGGCCCATTATGAGAATAATATCATTTCCATATATAGAAGACGAAAATGGTGCTATAGTTTATCCTGATGATAAACTACTGTTTGAGGACACCCAGTATGCGCGGTCTTTAGGTATTGTATACGGAAAATATCACGGAGATGATCAGTCTATTCAAGACTTTGACCCCTCTGTACTACCTATTCCTATAGGACTGCGAACCGTTTATACAATGACTGAGTTTCTCAATAAAGTCCCTCGTATAATAAGACAGCAGATTCGGTCAGAAGAACTTGCTGGAACTCCTGAAGTCCTTGACTGGATGTTTATAGTATCTACCATGAAAGAGGTGGACCTTAATAATTTACCAGTGGGATTTGTGGTAGGTCTTGAAGACATGGCCGTCAACCCGAATATCACTCTGACTATACGTCAAGTAGACATATTCTTGGAAAGGCCATGGACGACATAAAAAATAGCAGTAGGAGATCGGGAACCCCTCGTAGAATCTGCGATATAGCACATGTTGCTCAACTCGCGACCTTAGCCGAGGGCGTTAAAAATGTAGAGAATGCTGTGGAGAAGATGCAATCCTGGCTCCCTCGGTTTCTTATTGCGCTGATTCCGGTAAGTGTGATCCTTATTGGTATGTTTGGAGGGCTATTTATAACTGTAGCAATTATACAACAAGATACCAAAAGGATAGAGTTAGAGGTTAAAGAAATTGAATTAATGGTCATAGAAAATAAATCTGAGCTATTACGACGCTCCTTCCTGGTGGATGAATATCGTGAATTTAAAGAAAAGTTTAATAAGCATACTCGTCATAAGTCTATTCCCGGTCCTTAGCTTCGCAGCCGATGTAACTTTAGCTTGGGATTACGATGATGTGGAAGCTGCTAAAATCACTGGTTTCACTCTTTATGCAGTGCCTGTGGATGATTCTTTTAATTACGCTATGCCAATTGCCACTTTGGGTCCTACTCTTCGCAGCGTTACAGTAGATGTACAAACTAATATGGAACTCAAATTTGTGATGCGGGCTTTTTTAGAAACCGGTAGCATGACCTACTACAGTCCGGATAGCCAACCAGAAGTAAGGCATGCAGTAGTGATTGCACCATTTAACGTTCGGAGGGAATAATGAATACAGTCCAAACAATGGTCATTAAAGCTGCAGTCGACATCCTACTCAAGTTCTGTACGCCTGAAGTGATCAAACCGGCCGCTGACGCCATTCTCGATATAGTCGAGGATTCGGTGGCGAAAAGCGAGAACAAGATGGATGATATGCTCGTGCTCCCGCTCTGCCGTCATCTCCGTGAAACCTTCAATATCGCCGAAGAATATGATAAACCCACATAGATAGGAGGACACTGTTATGCCGAAACGTACTGCCGGATCCTATTTACGACGTAAAGAGGATAAACTGGCCGAACTTGACGAGGCCATGGACTATCAAACCAAGCCCAAGAAGAAGCCGAAGCCCAAGAAGAAACCCAAGAAAAAGAAGAAAAGTTTCTTAGGCTTTACCCTTGAGTAGCTTTTCTACGCTTGTACCATCTAGCACATGCGCGCCGCTGACACGGCGCGCATTTCTTACTTGTCTTGTACCATTCGTCAGATCCACATTTCTCGCACTTGTCTCCCAGTGCTATCGTAGACTCAGGTTTCCGTTTACTTCCACCAGGCTTTCTTATAGGCAAGTCGAGCTTGACAGCCCAACGGCGAATTGCAGTAGTTGATACCGTAAGTTTATCCGCCATTTCTTTGGTAGTGATTTTACCCCACGAGCCACGGAGGAAGTCTTCTACTGTAGGATAGCCATTGGATTTAGCTTTTGCATTCAAGTATCCACGATGATAAATATTTAATGTTTTCTGCATTTTCGGGGTCTCCATTATGATTTCTTAGAAACTAAAAACTCGGAGCTCATATACATGCTTTCTGGAAGACGAGAGCTCCATTTTCGAACTCAAATTGAAAACCTAGGCTTAGGTACTCATTTTAAATTAAGTTTCGAAAATGGAGCTCTGAGGCTCCGAAGTCCGGAACTCTTATGAATTTTTAAATAGGTACTGATCTGAATGAAAACCACCGGCGCCGGGGTGACCACCACCTCCATAATACATCTTGCAGAGTTTGCCAACGTCGATTTCGGATTTGTCGCAATAGACGCTGTACTTATATGTGCCGCGCTTGATACCGAAGACTACCATGATATCATGGTGGTCAGGGTTATACACCGAGTCAAAGATCTTCGAGTTGGAGTACGGTTTGTTTACGCAGATGGCACGGAGACCGAAGAGCTCGCTGACGAATGCCATGCCCTTGGCAAACAATCGATTCTCTCTATTCTGGTAGGCAAGGATCAGTTTACCTTCATCGATAATAACTCGGTAATCGATGACCCGAGCCAACAAGTTATGCCAAATAGGCGCAGCTGGCGAAGTATCATCGAATTGACGCATGCCATATTGGAACTGTAGCACGCGTTCGTCTTCATGATCCCACACGTCGTATCTACCAAGAAGGTGGATGAACTCGGGCATTTCACGCTCTGGGTAGAAGTATTCCCAAGTAAGCTCACATGCTGCGGTACCGACTTCCAGGGATTGACCGCCGTTAGCGAGAAAGCCTTCGGCAAAAGCTTCTTCAATCGTCGACTTATGATGATCAATCCAGATGAAAGGATGATTGTTGTTAATGTAGTCCATCTCGATCATCGGGAAGCTGAAGTCCACGACGATGATATCTTCGCCATTGTGAACTTCGAAGTCATGGAAACTATCCTGGTAATCGACGCCGACCATCTCGCAGTTCGGGTGAAACTTTTTCACGATTGCGCCAGAGCACATGCCGTCAAGATCCGATTTGTGGAAAAAACATTTCATGAAAAACCTCCTATAAAGAGTTGTGTGTCACTGTCTCCATACTTGTTGGAGTCAGCTATGAGTTCTACCGACACAAGGCGCCGGTCTTTTAGAATACCATAGTCTTCTTTGTTCCAGATACTACGAATATGCTCATACGCGGCAGTTGGGTCAGTCGAGACACAGTATACTTCGCCAAGACCACTAGTCTTCACTCGGTAGAGTTTCAGTGACTTCGTTTGTAGCATATCTTGAATCTTTTCGATTATTGTGGACACGATTACCTCCAGGGTTTCCGATAGTACGATGATGATGCAGATTGTCGGTCGGAAAGTACTTGGTTAAATTGATAGAATCCCAGCGTTCAGAAGCTTGATGGACAACTCTACCAAGGAGAGCATGAGCTTTCTCAAGTTCTCTTTGGTAGTATGCTGCTGCTGTCTGAGCCTCTTTAGCTGTCTTTTCCCAAAAGAGTGCTCGTTCTCTATTGGTCGTCATAAATTCCTCCTCTTCAATAGTTTGTGTGGTCTCGCAGGAAGTCGAGTAGTTTCCGTTGAGTCATGTCCTTCTGGTTGAGCACATGCGCTACTTGAGCATCGATAGTGCCTCTTACCAGAAGGTAGTGGATTATAACGCCATGCTTTTGCCCTTGTCTATGCAGTCGTTTATTAAACTGTTGGTGTAACTCCAAACTCCAAGGCAGACAATACCACACAATTATATGCCCTCCAGTTTGAATATTAGCACCGTGCGACAAAGACGCAGGATGGCAAATAAGCAAGGGAATCTTGCCTTTATTCCATTCTCGTACAAGTTTAGACTTTTCCCGAGCTTGCATTCCACCGACTATAGCTGGGGTACCTGGGAATACTTTACGGATTTGGGCGAGCTCGTGATGGAATTGAATAGCACAGAGTATAGGCTGGCCCGTGCTATCTACCAATTCTTTCAACATATTGAGTTTAAGCTTATGAAGATCTACGGTCTTACGGACTTTGCGTTTAGCTTTAGGATCAGGGTTGTCATAATAATATAGAAATCCTTGAAGAAATTGTCGAAGTTTAGTTTGAAGAGCAGCTTGTGAGAGAGCGGCGACTTCAATACCTTTAACCTCAAGCACGAATTCTTCAGTGAACTTCTTATACTGCTTTTTAAGTCTAGGTGGCAAGTTTAACTTGATATAGTTATATTGAAGTGGTGGCATTTTGAGATGATCTTTCTCGTCAAGCCGGAATGTCCTTGGCGCTACAGCTCTATGAATTTTGTCATCTGCTCCTTCACGGATATACCATCCATAGTGGTCCCACGGATACTGTTCATAATGTTTACGTCTAAAGGCGTGGAAATTAGGTCCCAGACTCTTGCCGTCGTCGAGGATATAGTACTGTGCCCACAAGTCATAAAGAGCATTAGGTGAAGGTGTACCAGAGAGGATTACACGCCATTTCGGAAAGACACTCCGCATAGCTTGAAGATAGTCATGCCTCTTGGTAGAGGGTGACTTTATCTTCGTACCTTCATCTATGACGAGTACACTGAAAGGAAATTTCTTTTTCTTACGGACACATCCTTCTAGGAAATCATAAATGAATGGTATAGTCTCATAGTTGGTGAGAAAGATGTCTACGTCTTTTCTTTGGATGGCTCGAATTTTATTCGGACCATGCACAATGGAATACTTTAAAGGTATCTTCCATTTGCGAATTTCGTCGGGCCAAGTATTGTATACAGGAGTTAAAGGAGCCAGCACCAAGGCTGGCTCCTTAATTCTGGTTAATGCATGTAAGACCATTGCAGTCTTACCCAAGCCCATATCGATGGCATAATATGTGCGAGGGTTATTTAACCAGAAATCTATTCCTGCATGTTGGAATTTATGCAGTTCAAGTTGGTTCATTTCCATCCCCTGTAACTCGGTATTCAGCCCGAGGTCTCCAGTCATCCGTCAAACTACGATGATAACGCTCTTCCAGAAACTCCACCTGTTTAATCGCTTCTGCGATAATTCTGAGGTCCATATGCGAGCCAAGAAAACTTGGCTCGCCTTTAGGGTCACATAGTACGCTTTTCAACATATCACTAGGTTTCATATGTCCCACCTTATTCCTAAGTATTTGGGTGACTGGAGTGAGCCTTTGGCCGTGTAGGACTTGAATCCGACTTTCAGCATTTGGCCCATATACTTGTCTCGGTTATGCCACACTTGGTAACGAAACTCGTGGGTAACACCAGGACCGCCACCGACTTTAACAGGCTTACCACGGAACTCTACCAGGAAGGCCCCGAGAGATCCGACAAATTGACCTTTACCTTCGACAAATCCTATGATCTTACATTCGATGGTTTTGAGAGGTACACGCTTATGCACATCATATTGCTTGCCATCATGGTACCGGCCAAGGGCGTATTTATAAACGACGCCCTCATAAGCTTTACTGATGATACTAGTATAGAATTGGTCGGCTTCAGCTTCATTGCCGACTATCGTATACCCGACAACTCTGATCTTAGACTCAGCATCGTACGGATGAGCTTGTTGTAGAAGATCAATGCGCTCTTGATGTGTCCCGTTGGTAGGAGCATCGAAGATCCAGTACTCACACTCCGGTTTAAAGTCCATCCGCCGGAGCAGGCCGTTCATCTCGAAGAAGTCCATATTCGGAATCACAAGTTCGCCATCGCGGTCGCTGACATCATACAGTTCATCAACGAGATGGTCGAGGCCGTGAATCACATTGCCGTTGCGAGTATAGAACTGTTTAGTTTTCGAATCCCAGCGGCCAAATATTCCATTATACTTGATCTCCGCTATCGACGGCCACAACATCTTCTTCGGTTTGTACGTCTTGCACTGCATGATCGCCATTGGTTTTCTCCTCTTCAGGTGATGTGATTAAAAAGTCGATGAATTTATCGACGGCCTCTTTACTATTGACCACAAAGACTTGATGGCCCATACGGTTTAACATTTTATGAATCATCTGTTGAGCTTTTCTAGTAGCACTTTTAGGCTTTTTCAATTCTACTAGAAGACAATAACCGTCAGGTAAGAATACAATTCTGTCTGGCATTCCTCTAGTACCTGGCGAGGTAAATTTAAATGCTTTACCGCCGAGATGAAACTCTATTTGTTCTTTAAAGTACTTCTCGACAGACTTTTCAGACGGGCCGCGGGTACTCGGCTTTAGCTTCCCTAATGACGTCATTTGCAATCTCCAGTATTTCGTCAGTTACAATTTTGGCCAAGCGACTCTTCAGCCTATTCAGGATGAATTGTCGGCTCTTGGTCTGGGCTTCTACCTTCAGCATTGTGAAGATCATTGAGATATCATCGATCTCTGGCAATGCTGGTTGCAGGGTATGCCATCCTCTTAACAGCTCTGTCGGATCTATGATCAACGGCTGAATGTCGAAGATGATTTGACCTGCAACTTTGTCATGATATGCACGGTCATGCTTCATCTTGGTCTCCCCAAGTTTCTCCACACCAACAGCACTCGTCATGAGACCAGGCGTGGTTACAGTGATGCCCGCATGGGCGTTTTGAGTGCCTGCACTCATGTTGAGGAATGTCCTCAAAACATGAAGTGCAGACGTCGTCTAGGTTATCAGTCTTTACGGTATCGCTTAGCGACATAACCTTCAGCCCTCATTGGTAGTGAGTTAGCCCATGCAGGTAGATCACACAGGAGGTTATTAAAACAGTCAAGTGCACGATCAGCCATTGCAGGAGTCTTGACAAGTTCTTCGTCAATGATCCCGCCAGCCTCATCGTGTACCATCAAGCATAAATCAACTTCAGGCATACGGTGTTTAATGTTGAGCATACCGTTAGCCAGGATATCACGTGCAGTCGCCTGAACGATGTTCTCAGTGATAGTACCTGGGATTAGTTTCTGAGATCGCATACGGTAAGTGGTAGGATCAACACCTTGAAATGTGACCACAGCGCCATATCTGTCGTCTTTAAGTTCAGGCTGCCAATAATAAAGTGGTCTACCAGAAGGAAGAGTGATCATAAGCCAGCGCTCGTTATTACGATCTTTGACCGTCTTAAACGAACACTTTCTGGTCTTGAATACCTTGCCAGGATACATGACTGCTTTCTTGGCACAGTTTGCATATGCGTACCACATACGTTCAACTTTGTTATACTTGGTACGGTATGCGTTGATAATAGTCTGAGCTTCTTCGTCGGAAACGATGATACCCCAGTCTTTTGCAGTGCCCTGAAACCGTCTTGCACCCATGCCAAAGCCACAGCCAAGAATAATGACTTTACCCATTTGACGTTCACTGCTAGTTACACTGTGCATGTCCTTGGCATAAAGGAATGCTGCCATATCTGTGTATTGACAAACACGATGAACATAGTTAGCTTGAGCGGTTATGTCATCGCAGAGCCAGACGAGAATGATATTCTCAATCGATGAGTAATCAGACACGATCAGCATCTTACCTTCAGGTGCCTGGATCATAGGCCGAATAAGTGCTTTAGCAACTGCAATCGGTTTATCGATGGGCTCTTTCTTTACAAATTGTTCGATAAACTCGCCAGGGTTGTCCACTTTAGCTCGAGGTAGGTTATGAAGCTGAAGGCCTTTAGAAGCCCAACGACCTGTGCCGGCACCGTTATGCTGAAATGTTCCTTGACAATAACCGTTATTCCAGGTTTCGTAGAACCGGATGAATTTCTTGACTGAAGTCATACCAGCAAGTTGTCTGATCTCGAGTACTGTACGCACATCCTCTGGTAAGTCGCTCTCAAGGAATTCTGTCACAGTGTCAGCTTGAAGGTTCGGCAGGTTGACACCTTTACTCGTACAATATTTTTTAATCTTGGCGATTTGACCAGGTGTACGAACAAATCCTTCAGTAACATCAGGAAGAACTTGTATGAGTTCTTCTGAGTAGACACGAAGATACTCAATGATGGATTTGACTTCTTTGCGATTGACAGGAACACCACGTTCATTGATATCAAAGGTGAGTTCCCACAATCGTTGTTCATCTGGATGAAGACGGTCAGCAGGTAATGCTTGCCTGATCTCGACCATAGCATCGACGTCTGCTTTACAGTACATGTAGAATTGTTCGAAGTCAAAAGCTGTAGCCTTTCCGCCCGGTGAGCAGCACTTCTTCATGAGGACTTTACCAATAGACATCTTTTGAGTGTTGCATTTCAGGGCAATAGCTGCGTCTTTGAGATTTTGTGGAAGACGGTAACGACCGCACATAGACTGAACGTCAATCCATCGATGATAAGGCACAGGAATTACGCCGGCTTTAACCATCAATTTACGCCACACTTGGTAGTCAAAAGTGGCATTGAAGGCGTAGACGAAGTAATCATCATCACAAATAGCTTGAATAAGGTCATTGGGGACAGGCCCCTTTTTAGGAACCCACACTTTAGCCGGAGCATCATCGATGCTGTATCCGAGACAAACAATCCGACATGAAGGATGGCTCACATATTTAAATGAACCGACTTTCTGAATGTCGAGATCATTATATGTCTCGAAGTCAATTGAGAGTTTCTTCATTTTACCTCCAAGAGTTGACGTTTAAACATCTGAAACTGATCTACCTTTTTCTGTTTGCCGTGGATAATAGCCTTCTTGATGATATTACTGAGTGCCTCAATCTGATCTTGATGTATCTCATCTCGGAAATACATAGTATCAGAGCCTACGACGATACTCTTTTCGTAGACTTTCATGTGGATACCACGAATATTAATATCCCGTTTTGCTGCCATAATTCCTCCTGGTTAGAGTTATCATCCTTAAGACCATACCAGAGGTATGAGCTTAAGGATGAGGGCGAGCGAACTCGCCCTCGGAATTATGTTAGGTGAGCTCACCGGTATCGGGATCGCCTCCGCCGTCGTCTTCGTCTTCATCGACTTTGTAGTCGGCAAAGGCATCGACCGCGTTCATTTTACCGTCGAGACGCTCGCCGTCGGCGACTAGCATCACGTTATCCAGCCACCATGCTACACCGCAGTTGCCTTTCGCCTTGTAGGGATAGGCGCGGATATCGGCACGTACTTGGCAGCCAGAGTACAGCATGGTCTGATCCATGAGAGGCTTGGCATCCGGTCCAACGACACCCGGCGGGCTGTCTTCCAGGCACGATGCATTCAGGAACATGCGATTGGCGTATTCCGGCGTAGTACGCTCGCCATTTTCCAGAGCTTCATCACCATCGCGAAGGGCTTCGTAGCGGAACTTGGGGACTTTGCCACCCCATTTCGTCTCCTTGCCTTTCTGGATGGCTTTCTTAATGGCCGCCTGCAAATCTTCGATAGCTTTCGTGTTGCTCTTGTCGAAGAGCAGGCAGATGCTGTATTTCATGCGCCCTGAGGGGTCTTCAGCCGGTTCGAACACTCTGATAAAAGATCCTACACATACGTCTGTAATCATTTGCTACTCCTTTGGTAAGTGGTTAAAGTTTACAGGTCACGGGTATGGGTATGTACGCCTCCTTTCATCGGTCTATGTCTACGATTACTATGTGTTTCTGGGCGTAGACGTTTAATGTTGAAAATAATCTTGTCGATAATTAATTGTTTCAACGGAACATCTACGTCCAGCTGAAACCAAATATCGAACAAGAAAATGAATGCATCGGCCAATTCTTCAGCTGCAGCAGGATAACGCGCAGGCTGGTCTTCAGCCGACTTCCACGGTTTCCATGGCAACTCATCCATCATTTCATGGAGTTCCATTTGAGCTGCCAATACCAGGTCATTAATATATTGCTGATTACGAGGACCTGGCGCATTGATCAATTTCTGATGATCTTTAATCAACTTCAAGATACTATCCATTGTACCCCCTCGCTGATCGTGGTGTCGTACCCCATTTGCCTTTACATTCAGGTGCTTGCATGTGGCCTTGATTGCACCAACCGTACATAACGCAATGTGGCGCTATGAAATTAAAGAGCTCGGGAAACCACCGGCTGGCAAGATGATGCAGTTTCACAGAGAAACACTGCATCTCTTCTACATTACGCTTGCAGAGGCGGGTCATGAGAAACTTGGCGAGGTTATTGGCATCCATGGTAATCTGAAGGTTGACCGTAATTGCCTCGGGCAGGACCATTCGTGCTTCCCATGTCGGCACGCCGAAAGAGATAAGCGCGAGGTAGGCCTCAAGACACTGATCGAAAGTGTCTTCATAGATGCTGTTGATACTTGCGTCATTGTAAAGGCTATCCGGGTGAATGACGAAGGGATAGTCGCGGTAATCTTGATAGTGTTGGGAGGACGACGCGAATTTGAAAGTCCGTTGCCGTGTAATCTGGGCGAGGAGAGCACGTGAGATGTTGGTCGCTACAACAGTCATGCCCGCTTGTTCGAGAGGACTCATATGGTGCGCGTCTACCAGGTAGCGTACAGTCTTCTTGGTAAGCGAACCGTGCAATTGATCATCGGTATGCATACATTTATTCAGTGCATGCTGGATAATCTCCTGTGGATTCTTGGTCTGTTCAAGCACCGTAATCCGGATGTCATCATAAGTAAGTATTCTAGCCATCTTTTACCACCTTTATTTTAGAAAGTCTTCCTCATTTTCAGGAGGAGTTAAATCCAGGTTCTCTTGCCATATCGTGCATGTTGAGTTACCTGGTACATCCCTCAGTGACCCAGTTCTGAGATTGACCAGTATGCTAATATTACGATTGAAGCCTAAGTGCATATTCTGGCTGACCTCATGCTTGTTGACTTTCATATACACACTGTTAGGATGTCCTGTAATGCCTGTAACAATTGTGCCATACTGAACATTCCCGATACGCGTGCGTAAGTCTAACTCGCTAAAGGTAATCTTATCCATCTTTTACCACCCTTTTTACTTTTCGAGGTTGACGATACTCTAGGACCTGAACTTTTTCAAGGTGTTGTAAGTACTCGCATTCAGGATCACCAGATCCAACGATAAAATGTAGACCATCTTCTAGGTCTTTCATCACGTCGCGTTTCCTTAGCCGGTCAGAGCATTTAATCTTTACCAGGAATTCCACCGATTGCCTCCGCGATAGGGTTATCGATCATGTTCATCATACCTGTAGTCTGCTCTCTGATATAGGCTCGTTTTAACTCGCTGCGAACATCTTTATCAGAAATTTTAAGGCCAGCCAAGTAGTAGAGAAACATAGCGTTACAAGCAAGATGCGCGCTATGATGGTTCCCAGTTTCGTAGTCGTATAACTTTGATTCGTCATTAGTTTCGATGGCCTCCTGAATGGCGTTAAGATGACGTCTGGCCGCGGCGATATAATGCTTGACTTTATTACTACGCCAAGCATTTTCTTCGTATTTTGCAGCGCCCTTGGTAAGGACCTCAGCAAATTCATAATCAAACTCGGCACCGATAAGATCAAATCTAATTTTATCGGTGGTATCTTTTTCTCGTTTTGTGGCCATATTTATCTCCCGCGTAAGTAGGTGTGCTAAGTTAACCCACCCCGATTAGGGTGGGTTAACTTTGACATGACTGACTATGAAGAACTATTCGAGGTCGCCATCCTCGTCAAATTCCTCATCGCCATCCTCGACTTCGACGTCTTCATCGAGCTCATCTTCGGCGGAGTCATCGTAATTCCGCATGAATTCGATGTATTCGTCGCTGGAGGTCAGATCTTTGATCTCGATCTCGGTGATCTTGACGTCGAGAACCGCACGGTCTTTCTTGAGCTGCAGCAGTTCGACATCTTCATTGGCCGCGGCACGATCGGCCGCCAGCTTCAGAGCCTTGGAAACCCGGGTCAGACGTTTGTCGAGGGCCTCGTAACGTTCCTTCGGGGTTTTCGCGGCGGCGGTGGAACGGGCGCCGGCGCTGGCCGCTTTCATGGTGTCCCAGGTTTCTTTGTCGGTCAGAGACAGGATACCGGATTCCTTGTTCTCTTCCGCGACAATCGGGTAGAAACCCATCATCCGCAGGTAGCTGAAGTTGGTGGCCAAGGAGGCGGCGGAAAGACCCAATTCTTCCTGGATCATTTTCCGGGTGTAGGTTCCGCTCTCGATCATTTCCTTGATCTTCTCGCGATTCGGGGTTGCCATTGCACATCTCCTTTGGTAAGTAGTTGGGGTTATGCGAGGATTCTTATTAATCCCCGACTTTCATTCTATAATTTAATATACTATGGTTTTCAGGAAAAGTAAACGTCAAAATTAATTTTTTTCTCCATTGCTGCCGGAAGCTGGAGTTTTATCCTGCGCGAACGCAGCAAAAGCATTCTGAGCTTCAGATTTAATGGACGGCCTGGGGTCATTCTCAGGTACCAGAATAGGCTTACCAGGAGGCTTGTAAATCAGATCTTTGAACTCTGAGTCGGTCTTAAGCTTCTTATGTAGCTTCTCTGCTTGGGCGCATGACAGTAATTGTGCCGGCTTATAGATGTCATCGAAATCAATGTCATACATCGGGTTGTCTACGAGTTCGAGCATAAACCGCTCGGCGTCTTTCTCATTCTTCCATTTGCGGTTCGAGCGCCCACTGACCGCTTTATATCCTGATACCTTTCCTTCGAGTGACTGGGTGATCAAGTAGCCCTCGATCTCTGCAATAAACTTGGACACGAGTTTCGCTTTATCCAGTAACTCAAGAAGTGTTTGCGGTGACTCGTAATCGACAGGCGATTTGTTCGCGTACTTCTCAAAGATTTGACCTGCAAAGTCATGGGCAAATTTTACTTTGGCTTTGCAGGCAGGACCAACACACCATCTACATTGCTTCTCGCCAGGAATGAGAGGTGCGTCAGCTTCTCGTGATGTATGGACCGCATCATAGATATCCTGGCGATAAGGAATAAGCTCGTTAAAACTAAGAGCCCAGTCACCGTAGTAGTCTAACCGAGGTTGGACAATATGGATGTGAAATTCAAAGGTGTCGAGCATAGACAAAGCCATCTTGTCAATGGCGCCCAATAGATAGCCGACTCCTTGGTAATTCTCCTCGGCGTATACTGGTACGCCTGCGCCAAACTTCCAATCAATCACATCGACGCGGGCGTCACCAATAATAATGACGTCTGAAGTACCTGAGACTTCCGGTAAGTCACTGATCGATACTCGTTCTTCAATGTAATACCGGACATTTGTGTTGTAGGTTTTGACAGTCTTTAGAACCTGAGTGAAGTAATCGACGCAATCCTGAACTGCAGACATTTGCTCTCGTATCAAATCCTGATGGACACCTTTATTGAGAAGCCGGTTAGCAGTAACATCGTGAAGCATTGTGCCTTCATCAGCATACTCGGATGACTTACTCTTGGTAGCCATCCGAACCATACGCCGAGACCCTGGACATCCCACAATACGTGGTAGCTGTGATGGTGAACATTCTGCGTGCATGAAACCTCCTAAGTTAGTGATATAACGTTAGACTCTTTAGATTCAACCTCCTCTCCGCCAAGTAATGTCGGCATTAGATAGTAATAAGTGGTCTTAGACATTCGTACTTTACCAGAATGAATTATGCGCTTAAACTGTGCGTCTTGTACACATAATTTGTCAAGACAGTCATTCGGTTTTGTTTGTGAGTTTGTCCATTCACCAGAGTAACGCTTAAGTGCATAGCCAACTTCTTTAACTGTAATGGTGTCATCGTTGAGATGAGTACGTAGAAGTTTAGTCATACTACGCACAGTCCATCCTGCGGGTTCTTTCCTAAGTACGTCAGCTGACGCAAGAGGCTTACCTACAGGAATAACGACGCCTCTTGAACCCATAAACATATACGGATTGAAATCACGTTCTTCTGGTGGGCCAAAAAGCTCTCTAATGTCTGCGTCGACACCATGATCAAGGCGTTTACGAACAGCATTATACTTAGATATACGATCTAGCTTAGCATTGTCCAAACTCCACATGTCCTGTATCAACCGCCAAGAATGCTCTTTCTTGTATTTACGGAGAATGTGAAGAATCTCAGCATTAAGTTGCTGATGATTAATATTCTTGACAAGCATAGAATCGCAAAGTTTAACAGGGATCTGCCATACTTTTCTTGTACCAAGATCTCCAGTGAATAGCACATCAGTGTTCGTCGTACCAATGATAAGAGCTGTTCGTGGACGATCTCGGACTGCGGATGCATAGAGGTCGCGGTAAGAGACCTTCGAATCATCAATCGCAGCTTTAAGTTTCTGTTCATGCCTGGGTGTGAATAATGGTTCACACTCATTAATTATGATTACAGCTTTAGTAGCGAGACACACCTTCCAGTCAAGGTCACCTCTGGTAATCATATTCGTGGGTACTGAAGATATGTAATTTCCCATGTCATTGGGAACTATCCATCGTGCCCATGAAGACTTGAAAGTATTCTGTGGGCCTGATAGAACTAGGATAGCCGGGATCGTCGGGTTATCTTCACGAAAGAAGTGAATGGCGACGCCGGCTAACAATGCATTCCTGATATAGTCACGGAACATATCTTCATTATGCTTTTCGGAATCAGCGATCTCAATTGAGTTGACTACAGACTCAAAACGCTTAGTACCGTCCCAAGGTTCAGACTCAATCCACTTTGCATATGCATTCTCAAACCGCGCGAAGTCAGCAGCAGCTGCGGCCATTGCACGTGTGACATTTGTATCGAGAGTTGGGTCACCGTATCGATCTTGCATATAGTGAAGTAGGCGTATCTTGAGCTGTCCCTCAGTACACACTTGAGAATAACCAGGAGGACGATACGCAAGGTATTCAGGATTCGGACAGAACCATTTGGTAACGATATCCTCAGGACCTTTGAAGCAATAGCCACCGCCCATAGGATCGAAGATGACCTCAAGTTGGTCGTGCTCGAGAAGAGCTTTAAAGTTCTGGATCGACTTGTTAATAGGTTTGAGTTTGCCAGATTTCGTCTTGTACATATGAGGGAAGGATATTGTGGAATGCTGAGCTAGAAGAAAGATAGTATTCGTGGTAATGCATTCCTCGTTGGCTTTTATCTTTTCCTGCGTTGAGGTATACAGCGAGGAGAATTTAGACATGACATCAGCTTCAGACTTAAAACCTTCAGTGTCTTGCTCTGACCACGTGAGGAATTCCGCTTGAATCGCGCTGATGTTGTTAGTGGTAACAGCGTAATAAGCGAGTGCCTGGCCAACTGTGAGCCAGTAATCGTACGCGGATGTTGGTTGCATTGCCTCTGGTAAGTGTGATATCGCTCGTTGTGCCTTCGGACCATATATCGGTTCAATTTTATGGAGGGCATCAATCACCTCGTTGAGTTTGTATTGTTGAGGCATCACTGGAGAAGTATTTTCTGTCCGCTTAGCAAAGATCGACGGCATTATCTGCTTGAGCTTAGATAATGGTAGCTTGGTCACCTTACCTGTGGGAGTACCCTTAGGATGTAATTCTTCAGTACATACCAGGAAGGAATTACGATACCTAATGTCACCTTGAAACAGGTCCTCAGATGATGTGGGTTTCTGTTGAAGCTTAGCTTTGTTCAGCTCTTGCTCGGTCTGCAGGTCGATGTTATAGATAATGTGAATGCCGAAACCGTTTGGCGAGTAATGAACATGTGTCGGGTGTTCCTCGAGAAGCTTGAACACGGCTTTCGGTATCTCTTTAGATGCGTTCTTTTTCTCACCAGATGGATCGACATCAATATCAATACCAATGATGCGTGATCGCTGCGGAAATACGATTCCATAATAAGGCGACCCAGCGATCTCATCGGCTGCATTTGCAATTGCTCGTTCATAGGTTACCGGCTGAGTTTTACCGAGACCTAACGCCGGAGCTTTCAATGATACGCTACCATCTCCTTTCTGGACACGTTTACAATGTGTCCAGATAGGAAGAGTTTTGAGTTGTTTCATACTAATCCCTCCAAGTGAACCACAAATTCCGGTGTGATGGCGGGATATTGTTCAGTCTGTTGTCCCTCCAGTTTCATGTACTGATAGTTGACAGCCGGCAGCGATACTTCGATGAACTCAGCCACATGTGCTTTCGGGACATGCCATTTATAGCACGCCTCAATCACACGCAGCTGGAACGGAGTAAGCCTCCCATTGGCTTTCCTCTTGGTAACATCATTAAGTGTCATTGTCCTCTCCTCGTAGTTGAATTGCTGTTTGAATAGTAGCAATGTGTTTACGGATAGGTTGTTCACCCACTGTGCCTAATTGGGCTAGTAAATTCGCTTTTGACCTTTCAAGTTTGAACTGAAGCTGGTCAGTAGTAAAGGAACGAGCAAATTTAACAGCCAAAGGACTGACTTTCATAGTATCTCCTGTTTGTTTTAACCCTGGCAGGTGTCCATTCAATCCCTGCCAGGGTATAGTTTCACCGAGGCCTATTCCCCGGATTGACTAATGAATAAACTCAATATCTGTGATTGTGTACTTTTCACGCAGTATCTGTGAGAAGTAACAGTCCAATACAAACGTGACATGTGGATCATACGTGGCGTCAGATGGCGCAGCAAAAGCGTAGGCGAGGAGCGCGCGTTGCCAATCTTCTTGATTGAGTATAAATTGAGCCGGACAGTCGAACACATCTACTGAAACTGCGATTTGTTCGAACTGTTCCATCTCGCTAATTGATATTGACAAGTCGATAGGTTTCATCTTACCCCCAGTATCCATTTGTTGATCCTGATAACATTACCAGGATAGAGTTCCAGGTCGTTCATGGCCTCTTTAATTTGATCGTTTGTACAGTCTTTAAGCTTACGCAGACAATGTTCTTGACTGATCCCGTTCATCACATATCTGAGCAGGACTACTTGAATACTGAAATGGTTCATCCAATTTCCTCCACATGAATATGCTCGTTATGTTTGCCATACCTGATCTCGACATGCGTGTAATTGCCATACTTGATCAGATCTTTCTTGTTGCAGAGTTGTCCATTCCATCGCGACGAAATGTCTCGCAAGATGAAATCCTTATTAGAATGAAACGCTTGTTGGGCCTCTTCATGGTTGTACGTTCTGCCATAAGCAGGGACAATCGAACACCACTTCATTTCTTTTCCTCCCTCGAGATCGCGATGTTGCGGCAACGCTGACAATAGTTCAGGTCATCAGCAGGAATGGTGAACTTAATAGTTGTACGAAGATGAAGTTCTTGGTAAGTGCAGTTGTCATAGTTCGCCGTCCCGCAAAGCGAGAAATCCGAATAGCGGAAAAGGTGATGACGGCGTGTCGACTCAAGTTTACCAAGGGAATAGGGTGATTTGACTGGCATTACTCCTCCTCATAGATTGCGTTAGCTGCAGTGAGTGCTGCTTTGATAGTGTTAGCATGGTCTTTGTCGTTGGCTTCAATCGTAATCGCCTTACCAGGAAGAGTTATAATCACGTCATACATTGTGGCGTGTGGATCGTGATTTTCTTGGTAAGTTTCGATGTGGACATTAGGCTTGTCGAGTGATGAATAATTACTTTTCGTCATTGTGATAGTATTTCACTCCTGACTTGACTCTGATGAAGTAACGTTCGCCAGTCTCTTTGTCTTCGAGTGGCACAGAAACCGTCTTTTGGGTGAATGGTTTGCAATACCCACATAGATGTGGGATCATGCCGTGCTTGCAACGCGTCATGACTACCTCCTATTTAATGTAGTTGATGATGTATATCCGCGGGAGCGGATACTGTGTAAACTCTTGTTTAGACTGAGAGAAATCTTGAATGGGAAGGCTGAGATAAAAGTGGAAGGAGAGGCCTACCAGAAGGAGTGAGATTAATGCAGCTGAAATGTTAAATAGTGTCCGCATAGTTTGGATTCCTTGGTAAAGAATTTAAATTGGATACTCTTGCATTGTCCATGAATATATTATAACATAAATTAAAATAAAAGTAAACAATTATTATTCTTAATAATTTCAAATAGTTACGTACTGGGTAAATCAGGAGTTCTGGTGTTACGGAAGCGGAACTGGAGAAATATTAACCTGAGCAGTAGATGCGTTTATAAATGAGTTCAGAATTACTTCAAACGTAAAAAAAGTGAGAATACCTAATAAAATCAAGTAGTTAGGAAAATCGGTTTTGAAGAATGAGTTTTGAGTGAGTAGTTCAACTTGTTTATATATTATACATCATATTTGACTTTATATATACTTTTAACTAAACAATTCCAAACTCAATACTATAATACTTAAGTATTTGATTTTATTGCATTTTTCTTTGGTTTGAGTTAGTTTGAATTTGAAATTTACATGATTTGAAGCTACTGGTTACCCGTCCGGTATTCAAAACTCTTACATGATGAGTAAATCCTGACGGATGATTCAAAAAATAAATGTCATTCACTGTTTTACGGGTGGAAGTGACCCATTGTGCGATCGGAAGTGACCCACTGGACGATCGGTTGTAGTTCCCAGTGGGGAAAGCGCGCGTGTATGAGTAGAAGTGACCCACTGAACGATCGGAGGTTATTCCAGTGGGTAAGGGCGTGAGTAAGCTGGGTCGAAGTGAATCGACCCAGCTTTATCTTACTGGTAGATGGCCAGCAGTATCATGCCACCGAACCATACGATGGGGAACAAGAGGAAGATACCCAGCATTACTATCCCAACCAAGCCGGTGATAAAGGCCCCGAAGGCATTGCCCAAGAACTCCAGCATAATCGATTCCTTTCAAAAAAAAAAAAGTTTAGTGCTGCCACTTTGCAGTGGCAGCACTTATTTAATTATTCACTGAGATGGATTACTTTGTCTTTCCCTCTGGTAAGAACATCAATCACATGGCCATCACGTCTGAGGTATGTCAGCTGGGATGATACATTCCTTCTAGAGATACCAAACTTAGCAGCCATATCCTGCATTGTGGTATCACCATTTTCTCTCAGCTCAGTGAGGATTTGTTCTTTCCTCTTGATTTTCTGAGTTGAGGTAGTGTAGTAGGTTTCATACACTGCTTTCAGCTGTGCTGCAGCTTCATCAACATTACTGAAGTCATCAGCTTCTACATACTCATGAATGATGTTAGTGGTGTTGGGATCCAGTGTGTCAAGAATGGCGTTGATGGCGTTGGCGTATTTGTTAGTGTCAGTCATGTCTATCTCCTTTTGGTAGTGTGTAGTTTTGTATAATTTCCAACTTGAACATCTATTCACACAATCAATGGCATCACCTCCTTTCTTATATATTTTTAGTGCTGTGTTCATAATCAACCTCATTAATTATTATTTTTTATAGTTCTATTATATATCTAAAAAATTTATTTGTAAATACCACAATGTAGCAAAATGAAATTTAATTTAAATTAATTATTTATAAAATGAATATGATTTATAAAATAAATATCAACAAAGTTAATGAATGATATTCACTTATAGTGGGTGAGTGAACATCACTGAATAAGTATTACTCATTCAACGAGTAAAGATAAAATAATTAATGAGTAATATTTATTGAATGAACAAAATTAAATGAGTGGAATTTATTAAATGAATATCATTCAATGAAATAAAAATATACGGTGAATGAGGCTTATTTAAAAAATGAGTGATGCTCATTGGCTGAACACCACTCACTGAGTGATATTCATTCAATGAGTGGGATTCACCGGGCTTGAGGGCCCCATATACTCTACTTTTACGATTACTCATACATCGTGAAGGTCAGTTTTTCTTGTAAAGCTTGTTTTTGAAACTCTTACATTGTACGTAAGTAAGGGTTTTCTCTGCCAAGGCTTGTTTTTGAAACTCTTACGTACGATGTAAGTAAGTCATCCCGCAAATCTGGATAATTATAATTAATGTAAGTGTTTACACTGAATGACATTCATGCTATAATGAAACTACATGAAGTGGAAATTTCCTTCCCAGTTATCATGGAGATTAAGATGATCACGGACTTAGATTACCTCCGATTAGAATATGAGTTCACGGGCGCCGACATACCGTCGCTGTGTGCAAAATACGGTTTTTCCATCATGGAGATCGAGCGTTTAGCTGCCGACCAAAACTGGGTCCAGCACACGCCTGACAATGACCAAGAGTTCTACTCCAAAGTACGCAGAGAGTTATCTGTTTTGATGTCGCGCCGGGCGATCTCGACGTTCGCCCGAATCCAGAAGATCGAGTCCGACCTCATTGGTAAAATTGAAGACCTCCTGGTAATGAATGATATGGTTCTGGGCGACCAGGCTATAGGACGGATTGCTCGGGCCATTTCCACTATCCAATCTTCCAACAAGATCTTTGAAACTGCTATTCAGACCTCGGCTGCGAAAGAAGCGCGGGACGAGGGTATCCAGGATGAGGATCGTCAGTGGACGATCACGTTTGTTAATCCGGAGGATAATCCGCCTCCGCCTGACGACGGCGATTTGCCGGATCCCAACCCTTCACCATTTGGACTATACAATGCCGGATCTAAGAGTACCAAAGAAACTACAACCGTTTCTGACCAAGAAGAAACGGTTTAAGATTGCCCTTGGAGGACGTGGTGGTGGTAAGTCACAATCAATTGCAGACATTCTACTCTTCTTGGCTCAGACACAGAGGCATAAGGTTGGCTGCTTTCGAGAGTACCAGAACTCCATTGACGACTCCGTATATTCCCTCCTGGTGGAGGAAATTGAGCGGATGGCCCTTCGGGGTTTCAATACGAAGAATAACCAGATTAAGCATTCAGATGGTGGACTGTTTAAGTTCAAAGGGCTTGCACGTAACCCAGAATCTGTTAAATCTATGCACGGGTTCACTAGATTCTGGTGGGAAGAGGCTCAAACTGCGTCTAAGGAGTCTCTGAAGCTCTTAACTCCAACACTGCGGACTACTGATTCCGAACTTATATTCAGCCTTAACCCGATGTCAGCGGCGGATGCGATTAGTGAACGATTTATCGAGCCATATCTTACCCAGCTCCTTCGTGACGGATTTTATGAAGATGAACTCCATTATATCACGTGGATCAATTATTACGACAATCCATGGTTCCCGTCAGAACTCGAACAGGAACGAGCGCATGACTTTCAAGCCATGCCCAGAAACAAATACAATCACGTCTGGCTCGGGTACTACGATGACACAGTTGAAGATTCCATCATACCGACAGAGTGGTTTGAAGCTGCAATCAACGCTCATGGACGACTCGGCTTCAAACCACGAGGGCTTAAAATCGGAGCACATGACCCGAGCGACCTTGGAACAGACGATAAAGCATTTGTCGTCCGCCATGGAAGCGTCATTACTCGGGTGGAAACACGAAATTTCTCCGACATTAACACTGGATGCGATTGGGCTACAGACTTAGCCCTTGAAGAGGATATTGATCACTTCACTTGGGACGCAGAGGGAGTCGGCATAGGCCTTCGTAAGCAAGTAGATGATGCCTTCTCTGGTAAGCACATAGATTGGTCGCTGTTCAAAGGATCAGAAACACCTGAGGACCCGAATGCCATCTACGAAGGAACAGCCGCGACATTTGAAAATCGTAAGAAAGCGCGAACCAATAAACAAACCTTCAAAAACAAGCGAGCCCAGAGATACTGGAACATCCGCGACCGACTTTGTAATACTTATCTCGCGATTGAAACAGGGAAATACATCGACCCAGACAAAATGCTTAGCTTCGATCCTGATATCCCGATTTTACCGCTTATTCGAGCAGAACTCTGTCGCGTACCGAGAAAACCAAATGGCAGCGGACTTATACAGATCATGTCGAAACCTGAAATGCGACGACTCAAGATAAAATCACCGAATATGGCTGATGGCATCATGATGACCGCATTTAATCCGACTCCTCCTGAGGCGGATCCTGAAATAAACTTTGACTCCTTATGGGGCTAATATGGCTGATAGACGCAAATTCAACGACTACAACTATGTAGTAGAGCTACTCGCAGAAGCACAGAAGATTGATTTCGATATGCGTGAAGCTTGCCGCGAGGCCGATCACTTCGTTAATAAGCGTGATGGTCAATGGGAGCCTGAAATCTTATCCCGAATGACCAATCGTCCACGGTATACTTTTGACAAGTGTACTTCTATTGTTGATCAAATTTCTGGTGAACTGGCTCAAGCTGAATTCGCGATCAAATGTAAGCCGGCAGGAGATGGCGCGACCAACGCCTTGGCTAAAACCCATGACGGATTATTGAGGAATATACAGAATGTTTCGAAAGCTTCTGACATCTATATTGATTCTGCTCAGCGTACTCTTGAATGCGGTTTGTCTGGCTGGCGAGTGGACCACGATTGGTTCGACGACGACTCATTTTACCAAGACCTCTTCATTCGTGAAATACCGAACTACATTGATCGAGTATGGCTCGATCCAAATCATGAGAAACCCGATGCTTCAGACGCCCGTTGGGGTTTCGTACTCGATCCCATGGAGCCCGATGACTACTATACCGAGTTCCCGAATGGCGGTGGAGAGTCTGTATCGGAAACGCTTACCTCAAATGTCTACTGGTATAAGAAAGAGGCAATCGTTATTGCCGAATTCTGGTATCGTAAGCAAACCAATCGTACCCTCGGTCTATTGTCCAATGGTGCCATCGTTGAAATTGATGAGAAATTCGAGACCATTCGAGACGAACTCGAGCAACAAGGAATAACCGTTCAACAGGAGCGTAAGAGTAAGAAATCACGCTTTTGGGTACGGAAATTCGATGGCACGAAATGGCTCACCAAAGCGAAAGAAACTGTATTCTCAACTATCCCAATCATTCCCCTTTATGGTAATTTTAAGGTCTCTGAAAATAAGATCGTTTACCAAGGTGTAGTTGAGAAGTTAATGGATTCTCAACGAGTCTATAATTACGCGCGGTCACGACAGATTGAAGAAGGAGCTCTTGCTCCCCGTGCTAAATACTGGATGACTAAAGAACAGGCTAAAGGTCACGGTAATAAACTTTCGACATTAAATACCAATGCAGATCCGGTTCAATTCTATAACCATATTGATGGAGTTCCGCCTCCAGTACAGCAAGGTGGCGCTCAGATCAATCAAGGCTTGCAGCAAACAGCTCAGGATGCGTCAGCTGACCTCAATGAGATCGCGGGTCTATTTTCCGCGAATATGGGCCAGGACCCAAATTACATGCAGACGGGCGCCGCGATCGAACGTCTGCAGAATAAAGGTGATTCAAGCACGTATAAGTGGTTCCGGTCACTTGAACGGGCTATTGCGCGTACAGGTGATATCATTGTCCGGGCTGTACCTCTCGTTTATGATCAAGAGCGCATAGTCCGGATTGTAGGCCCGGATGACGTTGAAGAAGATGTCTTAATTAATCAGAAGATTATTGATCAGCAAACTGGGCGTCCGGTAATTGTGTATGATCTCTCTCGGGGTAAGTATGATCTGACATGCTCGGCTGGTCCTGCCTTCCAAAACCGCCAAGATCAGGTAGTTAAAACAGTTACTACTCTCGCCCAGGTTGATAAATCCATCCTTGATATTGGCGCTGATATCCTCTTAAAGAATATGAATGCTCCGGGTATGGATGAGATTGCTGCTCGGAAGCGTATCCAGATGTTGCTGGCTGATATGATCCCGGTATCTCAGCAAACTGATGAAGAGAAAGAAGCTCTTCGAATGGTTAAAGAAGCTCAGGCGAAAGAACCACCTTCACCGATGGATCAAGCTCTTATCGCTCAAGCTCAAGCTGAAACTCAGAAAGCTGAAGCTACTGCTCTTAAGGCTGAAACTGCAGCTACGGATATGCTCAATAAGATCGAAGAGCGGAATGCGAAGATGGACCTTGAACGGAAGAAATTCCGTGAGCAGCAAGCTCAGAATCAACGAAATACTGAAATCCAAATGGCTAAACTGGCCAATGATATACAGAAGATCCAGGGAGATATCCAGACCAATGTCGCACAAATGGTCATTGATTCTCAAAATGCTGTCTTCGATCAGCTTAAAACTCAAGCCGAGACCCTCAATCTCCTTCGTTCTGCTATTGGAGCCGAAGCTATTGTATCTCCGCAAGCTGTAGGTGCGTATCAGGGGCAAGCGGAATTAATCGGAGGGAGTATCGACGATGCCGACTAAATATGACCTTCAACAGCAGAAGCGTATGGACTATCAACGAGTCTATGAGCAATATATTCAGAGACTACAAGACGCGGATACTGAACTGGATACTGGTCGGACAGAACAAGATATCGCAGCGCAAGCTCATATATTAACAACCAATGAACTTGGATACTCATTGCAGGATACGGGTATCGGAGCTTCAAAAGGCCTGTCTCAAGGAGGTTTGAAAGGCATGTCAGGTGACATGTCCGATATGCTTACTGGTAAGAAAAAGATGGGCTTTAAACTCTATTAACCACGGCATAGCCGGGAAAGGTAAGAGCCATGAACGAGGACTTACAACAACAGGGCAACCTGGATCAGACACAGCAACAGGCTGGTGAACAGCAGACCGATGATACTGGTAGAGGCGGTCAACAGGCTGGCGAGCAGTTTATCAACCAGGAAGCCGTACAGAGGGCTATCAATCGACAGCACCAGAAGTACCAGCAGGAGCGCACTCGACGTCTCACAGCGGAGGAAAAATTGGCGCAAGCAGAGGCCAAAATTGCCGAACTCCAGGCAGCTCAGAAACCTGTTATCCCTGATATGCCGGATACCTTGGACCCTGATTTCAATGCCAAGGTACAAGCACGGGAGAAGGCTATCCGTGACCAGGCAGTCTGGGACCAGCAAGAGCAAATACGTCAGCGTCAAGCGCAGCAGCAGCAGCAGACGGTTCAGACAGGTCATCAGCAGCAAATGCAGCAGACGGTTGCCAAGTACTATGACCGTGCAGGTAAACTGGGCGTTGACGCTCAGAAGCTACAGGCTGCAGAGCAGCAGATTGCCGGGTTTCTCGCACCGGGTGTTGCTAACCATCTCCTGACGCATAAACAAGGGCCGTTGATTGTTAAACATCTGGCAGACAATATCCTGGATCTTGATAACCTAGCAAACCTCAGCGACACAGATGCCGCTGTGCACATCGCGCAGAAGATTGTGCCGAAATTGGGCCAGGGACCCTCTGGTAAGATTAACCCGGACGACGAGCTCGATGACAGTACCGATACGGGCGGGGTATCCAGACACCAACCCAAGACCAGTAGAGATTTTATGCGCGGCGTGACCATGGAATAGGAGGAAAAATACCATGGCCAATAACTTAGCGAGTAACATTACCAGGAAGGTTATGAGAGCTTTCATCCCCGCTTTCGAGAAACAGCGGGTACTCTCCAAGACTGTCAACACGACCCTGTTTCAGGGTTCCTTCAATCCGGCATCCGGTGACTACGTCGATATCAAGCGTCCGCACCAGTATAACGCGGTCCGGACTGCCGGCGGCGATATCTCCGCCGCGACATGGAATGACATCATCTCCGGCAAGGCTACGGCGCAGGTGCAGAATTACATTACCGTGCCGATCGACTGGACCAACAAGGAAGAGGCTCTGCAACTGGACCAGCTCGAAGAGATCCTGAAGCCTGCCGCCGAAACTGCTGTCATCGAACTGGAGACCTCGTTCTGTGACTTCATGTATCAGCGGGCCGCCCTCCTGTCCGGTACTGTCGGCACCGTGGTGGACGCCTGGGCTGATGTCGCCAACCCGATGTCCCTGATGAAGTCTCTGGGCATTCCCGAAGGCGAGCATTACTTCGTCATGAACCCTTTCACCATCCAGAATCTGGCCGGCGCCCAAACCGGTCTGTCAGCTGATCCTTCTCGCCTCGTTCAGACGGCATGGGAAAAAGCTCAGATCTCCACCCCCTTCGCCGGCATGCGTGCTCTGGCTTCCAACAGTCTCAGCACCTACACCTCAGGTGCTTGCGCTGACCGTGCTGGCGCTCTGACCGCTGCCCCGGATCAGACCTACGTCACCCACAAAGACACCATGATCCAGACCCTGGCCGTCGACAGTTTCACCGCTGCCGGCGTTGTAAAGGCTGGTGAAATAATCGAGATCGCGGACACGTACTACGTACATCCGCGTACCGGCAAAATGGTCCTCGATGCCTCTGGTAGCCCGATCACCTGGAAGGGCACCGTCACGGAGGACGTGACCTTTGTCGCTGGCGCTGGCAATCTCAGTGTCTCCGGCCCGGCCCTGTATGAGGCCAATGGTCAGTACAACAACATCGACGCCGCCATCGCTGGCACCGAGGTTGTGAATATCCTCGGCGCCACTGCCACCACCTACCAGCCGAATCTGTTCTATCACAAAGACGCTTTCGCCATCGCTTTCGTCAAGCTGCCGAAGCTGTTCTCGACAGACACGATCGCCGTGACCAATGATGGTATTGCCATCCGTTGTTCCAAGTATTCTGATGGCGACAAGAATACGCAGAAAATCCGTTTCGATCTGCTGCCTGCCTTTGCCTGCTTGAATCCGTTCTTCGCAGGGAAAGCTTGGGGTCTGACCTAATAGGCTGGTCGCTCAACCTTAGGATGGAGCCCTTCGGGGCTCCTCCTTAAACTACTCTCAGGAGGTAATCATGGTTCAACGTACGACACAACCGTCAGTTCCGCTTCAGAAGTCTGTATGGGCCAAACGCCCGGATGACATTGATCCGGACAACCCCGAGCCGATCAAAGCTCTGGTCAAGATCAAGGACATCGAGTTTTTCACGCGACTCGGCTTCGTCTTGGACCCGGATGAACTGATCGAAGAGCCCAAAGAATCCAAAGAGCCTAAAAAGGCTAAAGATGTCAAATCCAGCAAGTAAAGGTGATCTTGGCTCCGGCCGTCCAGGTTCTCTTTTGTGGCATAAGAGTTGGATTTACTCTTGTGCTACAACAAAGGAGTTGGAGGACTATACCTTTTCGGTGTTCAAACGAAAACTAAAAATACCGAAAAACTTATCCTTAGAAAAAGCTCAAATGGGTGTATGGGGACTTTTCAAAAGGGAGTTAGCTAATGACTGAATATGCAAACTCAGTAATTTCGGACGCGTTAAGCCTCATACTCGTACAGGGTGATGAAGAGCCAATTGAAGCTACTACAGCCCAGTTGGCTATTCGCGTTCTCAACCGTATGATGAATCGTCTCACAATCTACGGTATCAATCTTGGGTTTACCGAAGTTACAAATCTGAAAACTCAAATGACAGTGCCAGACGCGTCGATTGATTCAATTGTCAAAATGCTCGCGTACTATTTACATTCTTTCTTTGGTACAGGCCAACCTAACCCTTTGGTAGTAGCAGGTGCTAAAGATGCTATTGGTGACCTTACTCTCGGATGGATGGAAATAGCTCCATCTGAGTACCCTGAGAATTTACCAAGAGGCTCTGGACTCGATCTTCCGGATTATGCGCGCATGCATTTCTACGGTGATCTTGAAGATACCATCTTAGCTGAAATTGCGGGATACATTTCACTTGAAGATTCAACTAACCCGTAAGAGGTTGATATGACTACACGTCGCAATGATGTTAAAAAGAGTGAATTTGTAGCCACAACGACAATCAATCCCACGGATACGTTTGATTTCGTCGTAAATGGCCAAAATAAGAAAATCACTTTCGCCAATCTCATTACTGCACTTGGCGCACTCGGAGTGTTACAGACTAAGGGATCAGTATCAGGCGCGCCTGTTCTTGATATCTCTGGTGGCGTCAGTTATATCAGAAATTTGGAAGCTGGTAACGGTATTCAAGTAGCTGTTTCAGGCACTGACGGAGTAGAAGTAGGTCATAATCTTTCTTTTGATAACACGGGTGCTCAGCTTTGTGTTAACCCTTCAGTAGCCTCTCCTGTCTTTCGTAGTCTCGTAGCCGGCGCAGGCATGACAGTTGTACAGTCTGGCAATACTATCCAGTTTACGGCTACCGGTATTACAGTTGCGTCAAATATTGTCATTGTTAATTCAATGTCTGATTTTCCTGCGCCTGTAGCTGGTATAAGAACTTTAGCTGATGATACTGCGTATCTTGTCAGTGCGGATCTTACGACTTCAGATAGATTCGTAATGGGTAATAATTGCGTTGTCTACGGTGCAGATTCCGCAGTATGTTCTCTGTCTTATACAGGATCTGCTGCGATGTTTACAGCAGCAAACGTAAACTCTAAAATAACCCTTATTACGCTCAATGCTCCCTCTGGTACATTATTCGATATATCAGGTACTAATGCCAATATCTTTCAGTTTATCAATTCCTCAGTAATTTCTTGTGACGAAATTGGTGATTTTGATGGTATGGGGGCTGTGCAGATTACAGATGTTTCTTTCGCTAATATCATTACTAACGGTATGACCTTTACCAATGGGCTGCTGATATTCGTAGGAACTCGCAATCTATTTGTTATTAAAGGTGGAACACTCTTTGACTTAGGAACGGCTACTTTTGTTTCAGGATTCTCTCTGGAAACGTCTTTTATCCAAGATGCTGCTGGCACTACGTTCATGGACGGCCTTATAGATTCTGGAAACATGCTTTCTACAGCTCTTGGTACTGTGTTTAATTGTCGTCTTGCTGGTCTTGGTACTGCTCTTAACAATATTGCTTTTGACGATGCTCGGTGGGAATTTCTTGCTAATGACCTAATTCCTAACTCCCGTTCGTCTCTCTTAGCTACCCATGCTGGCGCTACTATCACTATCTCTGTGATTAATACTCCTGTAGTTGTGGGTGCTACGTGGGTTATAGAAGAGGAGCATAGATTCTCAGGAACAGCGGCTGGACGATTCACTTATACTGGTGTTGGTGCTTCTGTTTCTATTCACGCTACGATTACTGCTGAAGTAGCTGCGTCCTCTGATGACTGTACTTTTTATATCGCTATTAACGGAGTTGTTCAGGCTAACTCAGGTATCCAGAGAACTCTTACTTCTGGCTCTCCCGGAAATTTAGGTTTAATCTGGGCTGCTGACTTAGAGACGAATGATTATGTTGAAATCTTTGTCGAGAATAACGATGGTACTACTAACGTAGTTTTGGTGAAAGCCTCTTTAAGGATTGATTGATGGCTACTCCTCTCCCGATTACTACTGGTTATTATGAAAGTCGCTCTTTGCCAATCTCGCATCAGCAATGTGTGAATTGGTATCCTTCACGTGTGCTCGATGGACAAGTTCCAGAGTGTATGTTTGGAACACCTGGTCTTATGCAAATTGCTACTACTGGTGAAGTTCAACAACAGAATCGAGGAGCTCATGTTAAGAATGGTATTCCTTATTTTGTTAATGGAACTACTTTGTATTCTCTTACTCGTTCCTATGACATCACTGGTGCTGAAGTATTTACTACCAATATATTAGGCACAATTGAAAGCACCGGTCGTGTCAGTATGTGTGATAACGGTACTCAGTTGATGATTCTTGTTCCTAATGGAAAGGGCTATATTTATAATGAAAATGCTGGAACACCTTTTCAGCAAATTACTGACGCCGATTTTGTGGCTAATGGCAGTCCTCAGTATGCTGTATTTTGTGATGGCTACTTCGTTGTTACCACTGATAGTAAAAAATGGATCATTAGTAATCTTAACGACGGGCTTAGTTGGAACGCTCTGGACTTTGCTTCTGCTGAGTCTGACCCTGATGCTATTGTCGCCCCCGCAGTGGTTAAGAATCAGGTCTTTCTTACAGGCTCAGAAACCACTGAAGGTTATCAAAATATCGGTGGTTTCGGTTTTCCTTTCCAGCGTAGTAATCTGTTCATTGACAAAGGTTGTTATGCACCTTTTTCCATAGTGACCGCCAATAATACATTTTACATGATTGGCGGAGGTACTAATGAAGACCCAGCTATCTGGATGTACCAATCGGCTAGTTTTGTTAAAATCTCGACTGATGCCATTGATAAAATCCTATCGGATTATACTGATTCAGAACTTAAAGGTGCTTGGGGATGGACGTATTCTCAAGACGGCAATATCTTTATTGGGTGGTCATTATTTGACCGCACGATTGTATTCGATTTCACTACTGGTAAGTGGCATGAGCGAAATAGTCGTGTTATTGAGACGCAGGATAACTGGCGAGTCGCAAGTTTCGTAAAAGCTTATGGACGTCTTCTTGTAGGAGATGTTCATGATGGCCGGATAGGAGAGGTTAAAACTGATCTCTATACTGAGTACGACGGAGCAGTTGTTCGGACAATCGCTACACGACCATTTACTAAAGAGGGCCGACCTTTTACAGTACCGTTCTTAGAACTTACCATGGAGTCGGGTGTAGGAACTGCTACAGTTGAAAATCCTCAAGTAGGTTTGGCTATATCACGAGACGGAAAGATATTCAACTATGATAGAAACAGATCGATCGGCAAGAAGGGCAGGTATGAACACCGTATTATCTGGCGTCGTAATGGAGTATTTGATCGATGGTGTGTTCTACGGTTCACTCTTTCTGATCCTGTTAAGCCAGTTATAATCAAACTTGAGGCTGAGTAATGCCAGAGAATGTAATATCACAAGTAGAAGCTAATATCCCGATTGTAGATGACAACGGGATTATGCAAGATCATTTCCGGGCTTTCACGATTCAAGTTACTGGGTATGGCATGATTGTAGGAACTGGCACTCCTGAAGCCTCAGTTGAAGCTCTTCCTGGTAGACTTTATATGGATGACGCTGGAGTTGCCGGAAGTATCTTATATGTTAAACGGGATGCCCATATAGGTGGAGATAAAACTAAAGGATGGGTGCTCGTATGAAAGATAAAGAAACTCTACCTGAGACTTTGGAGAAGATGGGCAGTTTAGAAGAGTTCTCTAAATTTTTGACAACTGTTGATCTTAATCAATTTGCCATTCGATGTAATGAAGAATTACCGCAGAGAGATACTACGGTGAATCATCATTTCGGTCCCGGAATGTATATCAGGGAGATTGTTGCGCCTGCAGAAACTTTTATGATCGGTTTTTATCAGAAGACTGATCATATGAATATCTTTGTCAAAGGCCGAGTTTTGATGCTTAAAGATGGCGAAGTTATTGATCTTAAAGCTCCTCAACTTTTTACAGCTCCTCCTGGACAAAAATGCGGGTATATAGTCGAAGAAATGGTCTGGCTCAATATCTATATTACTGATGAAACTAACGTCGGCAAGTTAGAAGAAATGTTTTTGGACAAAGATATTAAGATTGATCAGTACATGCAGTATCAGCTTGATATCATTGCTTGCCGTGAAGATTATAAAAAAGTACTTGCTGAAGTCAATATGACTGAAGAAGAGGTACAAGCTGAAGTACAACGTACAGATACCATGATGGAGATGCCACGAGGGTCATACCAATGGGCTGTTTATCCATCACCTATTCATGGCGAAGGAATTTTTGCCACTGGTAATATACCACGAGGTGAGCTTATTGGTCTCGCTGCAAGAGAGGGTCTGAGAACACTTCTTGG